TACCGATTTACCAGATCTCGATATCAACTTTGTTTTTGATCCTTATAATGGACAACTTATTCTTACAGCAGATAATTGGGGGAAGTGGTATTTCATTGATAATGGCAAAAAACGACGATTTAGGATTGCAGCTGCTAGCACATGGGCAATTAAAAATAAATTAAATCCATTTGCAAATATTCTCGGCACAGATCAATTTAAACGAGGTTCATCATATGTAGATCCTGGACAAGACAACTGGTGGAGTAATGATGAAGCTGATAAACCTACTGGATATCATGAGAAATCATATAAAGTAGTATCCACTTCAGTTATAGATGGATATCCTGAAGGCCCAGCTTATCTTCCTGCAGATGCATTTCCAGAAGGCAATGTATATTCTAAATTTACATTTGAACTACAGTCATTACAAGAATTACAGCATAATAATATTCCTTTTGTGCCAATTAAAATAGAAGGCAATCATTTTGGCAAAGCAGAATTTTCATCAGATCTGAAAATGGAGCAATCGAACTACAATTATAGACAAATGGAATTTGATACAAGAAAAGCTAGTAACGGTTCTCTTAAATTTACAATTGGTAGAACTAATGAAAGTCTTTCATTTGCCATTGAAGAGCAGGAGGTTCTTAATTCTTTTAAATATTTAGGTGTACGTCCAAGAGTTCCTACTAAGCCGAGTGATCTCATAGAACAAAAGTGGGACCATTATGGCAGTAAAGATTTCCAGGAATATGCAGCTGGATTTAATATACATATACATCCAACAGCGCCATACTCGGGTGATAAGTTTCTTATTAATCGATTTCTTGAAGATGCAAATGGCGACGTTGATGATAGTGGACCTCTTATGCTTCCCGGTAGATCTAATGGGCAATACTGGCTTAATATACAAAATTTATTAAATGATCAACAAGCGTGGGATTGGCTCTTTGCGCGCGGAATGGTTGAATATGTAGGTGGATTTGATGGAAATAGGAGATTCAAAGGAAATATTCAGTTAGAATTCAAAATTGAGTTTGACTATTTTGACGCAGGCTATACTCATACGAAATATTATTGGAAATGGCAGATTGCAACTAATCGGATTCGTTTAAGGAATGGTTCGGTGGATAATTTTCAAAATCCAAAATATTTATACCATTCTGGGCCTATGCCTAATAAATTATATGCAATTGAAAACGGCACGACCGTGTGGGGTAATATGGTTAAATTTGGTGCAGGCCAGTGGCAGAGAGTACATAATTATCCGGTATCTTGGGAAAAGCCGGCAATGCAGAACCAACAGGGTAATCAAAGTGGAGTTGGTACACCTTAATAATATATGTTAACACAATATACAAATATCGACAACATATTAAATGCAGATGGATCATTATCTGGGTACCGTATACAGAAAAAACATAAAAAATTATTACAATATAACGAAATTCCAGTAAAATTTATACCAAGTATTAGTAATGACTATGGCTGCGAATTTCATGTATATTCTAATGATGAATGGTTAACAGGGAATCATAACCTTCAGTTAGTAGACCCACTTCCTGAATATAAAGATAAGATAACAAATCAACCAATTCAATTTACTAATCAACCATTAGCTATTGATCTATATAATGAATTTTATCAATTAAACTTATTAGCTGGACAATATCGGGTTATTATTAATTTTTTCGATTCATATATAGGAAATTATGATGCTCCTTCATTAAAAATTGATGAAATTTCCCCTGATCGAACAGAGGTACGACTTAAAGTTATCGATAGCGATAATATTATTACAAAACATGAATTCATTCATTGGATTAATAATGTAAATTTAACAGCAATTCCTACAACTAATGAAAGATTTTTATTAAATTTTAGTAGAAATAAAACAGCGGTAATTGTTAATTCAGTAATAAGAGGCCAGTATTTATATGTTAAATTATATGAGCCGCTTGATAAGTTAATCGAAAAAGACTTTACATGTTGGGTAGTAAGAGAACTTAAACCACCATATATTGATTTAGTTTCAATAATACCAAAAAGTGTTGATGAAACAGTTAATGTTTTATCTGGTCCAAATTGGTATGCATATAATTCATATGAAATTTCTTCCGAAACTGGATTAAAAAATTGGAATGATTTATTAGGATCATCTATACGTACTTCTCAGGAAATAGTAGATTCATATTTTTCAGGAAGTCTTTCTGGAATTAAATTAAATATAGATTATACAGATTTTAATAATTTTATATTTTATAGTTCAGCTACCGAACGGCTTGAGAATTTTAGATATAAATTAAATTTACTTGAATTATATGCTCAACAATCTTCGAGTATACTTGAATTATCTGGCAGTGTTGCTACTACTAATGCAATAGATTATGAAAATAACAGAACAAAACTTATTGGTAGTTTTGATGATTTTGAACAACATTTGTTTTATAAATCATCGTCTGCATTATTTTCAAATGAAATTCCGGCAGTAAATCCAAATGTAGGATTTATCACCGGTAGTTATATAACCGATGCTCCTAAATCAAATAGTACATACCCATATACATTATATTCAATATCTAGTAGTCAATTTATTAATTGGTTTGATGGTGTATTAGATTCTGCATCCGTTTATGATAATCGTAATACTAATGCATTATTAAATACAGTACCAACTCATCTTTTACAAGATCGTGAAAATAACGGATTAACTACATTTGTTAATATGTTAGGACAACACTATGATATATTATATACGTATATCAATGCCATGACTAAAATTAATAATCGGGAAGAACATCCTCAACTTGGTATGCCAAATGAGTTATTATATTCTGTAGCAAAACAATTTGGGTGGAATTTAGCTGATGGAAATCAATATCAAGAATTGTGGGAATATGTATTAGGTACAAGTGAGGCTGGAATACCGTTAACAGGATCTAATTCAGTAGGAGAGCCAGCCGTGTCTGGCAAAGATATGACATATCATGTTTGGCGAAGAATAGTTAATAATCTACCTGGGTTATTAAAATCAAAAGGTACAAAAAGAAGTATACAAGCATTATTAGCTTGTTATGGTATTCCGCAATCATTAATTAGTATTAATGAATATGGTGGCCCTAGAATCGACCGGGCGCCAATATATGAAAAACTTAATTTTGATTATGCATTAGATTTGATATCAAATCCTGCAGGAACAGTGACTGTTAATTATGATCAGCCAATTGATAGTATAGAATTAAGATTCCGCACAGATAACATAATAACTAATCCTACTATGCCAAGTACCATGAATTTATATAGTGTTGGCAGTAACGAAGTAACTATTGATTTTTCTAGAGGTAATTTAGGAACAATTAATATTAATGGGACAGCATCTGCAGAAATAGAATGTTTTGATGGAGAATGGGTAAATACTATATTACGTACAGGAAGCTATGTTTCCGGCATAGGTATGGTATATGGTTCTGGAGCATATGGGTCTGGGACTTATGGGTCTGGACCTCCTGGGGGTCTTTTGGAACTTGTTGCAAAAAAATCAAAATGGGGCAAAATTGTAGCTACTGTTTCTGCATCTGCTACTGCGAGTCTCCCAACAACAGGAACAGTTTCTTTGGGCACAGCAGGAACCGTGGATCGCCTTTATGGTGAATTACAAGAATTAAGATTATGGACCGGCAGTTTATTAGATCCTGCTTTTATAAATCACACAAAAGCGCCTGCTGCATATGATGGAAATGTAGATGCATATGATGAATTAGCATTTAGATTGCCGTTGACTCAAAAAATTAATCATACACTAACTAGTAGTTTGCCCGGAGTAGAACCAAATCCTACTGGTATATCAGCGTCATTTGCAAGTTGGACTAATAGTACACCATATGATTCTATAGAAGAAACATATTATTATGATGCAATATCATTAGGAATCGGCACGTTCGATGATAATAAAATTCGATTAGAATCAAATGAATTAATTGGAACATTAGATGTAGCTACGAGAGCAGAAAGAAGCCAATATGATAAAGCTCCTTTGGATAGTAAAAAATTAGGAGTATATTATTCTCCAGAAACAATGATTGATGAGGATATCATTGCGCAATTAGGATTTCAGCGGTTAGATGATTATATAGGCGATCCAGGGGATGTAAATAGTAGATCATATCCAGACTTAATACAAGAAGCTGAAAATTATTGGAAAAAATATAAATATAATACAAAAAATGATATTAATGCATATTTAAAAATATTTTCGTTATATGATTTATCTTTTTTTAGTCAATTAGAACAATTATTGCCTGCTCGTGCAGATAAAATTACAGGGGTATTAATACAACCAAATATATTAGAACGAAGTAAAGATACAGTGATGCCATCTGTTGGGAGAGAGTTAATAACGTATAATACGAATCCTATACAGACAATTAATAATGTAATAAGCGGTTCTTACCTTTATTATCCAGGAGAACTTTCTACTAAAATTTTTAAAATAACAGCAATCGATGATGATCAATTAAATGGATATTTAACTAGTAGTGAAGGTAATGCTTATAATAGTATGTCTTATAGTCAAACAAATGTAATTAGATCTGGGAGTGTGTGGATCGATAGTACCGTAACATTCGCTGGTACATTGCCGACAATAACCGGAAGTCGTGTGTCTGAATTTAGACAAATAGAGTACAAAGTTCCACGATCTCCATCTTTATATCATTCATTTGGAGGAGATGGTTCACAAATATTAGATCCAAATATATTTACAGTAGAGTCTGCTTCTATTTATACAGCTGATGCTGAAGGAATCCGTTTAGAAGCTCCTGCGTTAACTAATGGTATTTATCATAGTGGTTGGAGAACGAAAAAGGACTTTTTCAGATCAGATCAAGCCGTTGCAGAACATGAGTTTAAAGTAGAGGGGATCATATATGGCTCTAGGACATATGGAGCAGGGTTTTGGCAAGGAGATAATCAAGGTTTTGGTGGAGGAAGAATGATATATGGATTTATAAAGTGGACTGATACCATTCGAATAATGCCATATTCGCCTAGCAGTAATGCATCTGCTCCTGCCGGATACGTTGATTTGGTCACTGGACTTGTAATTAATGATGTAATAAAAGTTAGATTGCAATTA